GCAAGATGCGGAGCGGTGGCCGAGTGGTCGAAGGCGCTCGCCTGGAAAGTGAGTATACGTCAAAAGCGTATCGAGGGTTCGAATCCCTCCCGCTCCGCCAAGTCTTTGATTTAATTAGTTTTTATGCGCCGTTACAGCCAAAAACTCCAGTTGCTTCTGCCAAGATAACGGCAAGTCTGGATGCCGCAACAAGTCGGGTCCGAGATGGTCTGGTAGCGTCCCTGCGAAAATTGCTTCCACAACGGGGGGTGCGAGGAAGTTCAGACGCACCATCCGAGAAACCCAGGAAGGGTTGAGTCCCTCTCGCCGCGCAATGTCGGCAATACGGATGTCCCCGCTTTTGAGCTCGGACCACCATTCGCGAGCCTTCACAATATGGCGCGCCAATTCGAGATTTGGCTTCGCCCGGTTGGGCGAACGCCCATTTTGTTGAACCAACCGGACCGCTTTGCCTGTCCGCATTGTCCTCGCCGCCGCTTTCAATGCGATCGTGTCATCATGGGGGACACCTGCGATCGCCAGGCCATTTAGGAGCGCCGACACATCGAGTTGAACCTCAACGTATGATGAGCCGATGATCACTTTTCGAATGAGAGACCTGACCGTGAAATAGTCACGCTGATCGACCGCGGCTAGCATGGCTTGCGCTCTGGGCTCGAGGCCCGCGATATCAGACGGGCGCAGTTCGACGTCCGCCTTGAAAAGCAGAGCGAACGGATCCTGAAGTTCTTCGCAAATTAGTTGAGAGACCGCCGCGTCCAGCTCTCCGTTGGGAATCCGCATCGGATTCCCTGGCACGCCCGCATCCGAAGCCTGATCAACCACGTAGTAGCGATACCGCTTTCGTCCCTTGCAGGCATGATTCGACTTGAAGCGCCTGCCGTCTTCGGTCTCAACCAGCCCGGCGAGCAATATCGCGTTCGGTCGCTTGGTCGCGTGATAACCCTGCCGGTTCGTTCGTAGCAAATGATGCGCGGCGTTCCATAGCTCAGCCCCGACAATTGCGTCGTGCTGACCCTCGTACAACTTCTCATGGTGCGCAATCTTGCCCCGATAGACCGGGTTAGAAAGTATCTTGTATAACTGGCCGCGCGAGAATTTTCCGCCGCCCGTTTCTCGACCTGAGAGAGCTATCCGCCGTGGCAACCGTATCTGCTTTCGATCCAGTTCATACTCGAGCAAGCGCACGTTCCCGGTTGCCACATAGCGCTCGAAAATCTCGACGATCAGCTTGGCGTGTGCATCGACGATCTTCAGGCTACGTCCGGCAGGCTCGTAACCCAAAGGTGGATTTCCGCCCATCCACATTCCCTTGGCCTTAGAAGCTGCAATCTTGTCGCGAATTCGCTCTGCGGTGATTTCCCTTTCGAACTGGGCAAAAGACAGGAGCATGTTGAGCGTTAAACGTCCCATGCTCGTCGTCGTGTTGAACGATTGCGTGACTGATACGAAGCTGGCCTCAGACGCCTCCAGCACCTCGACAAGCTTCGCAAAATCCAGCAGCGAGCGTGTAAGCCGATCAATCTTGTGGACAACCACGATGTCCACCCTTTTCGCTTTTACGTCTGCCAGAAGCGCTTGCAGCGCAGGCCTCTCCAGAGACCCGCCAGAAAACCCGCCGTCATCATAGCAGCGCGGTATCAATACCCAGCCATCGGCCGCCTGACTCTTGATATATGCAGTGCAGGCCTCGCGCTGCGCGTCGAGCGAGTTAAAATCTTGGCCAAGCCCCTCGTCGGTCGATTTGCGGGTATATACAGCGCAGCGCAGCCGCTTCATGCAGCTGCCGCTTTCTCAGTAAGACCGAAAAACGCCGGCCCAGACCACTGCGTCCCCGTGATCGCCCGAGCAATTTCGCTGAGTGACCGCCAAGCGCGCTTCTGCCAAATCAGGCTGCCGTCGGCGTCCACGACAACGACATGCAAGCGCCCCTTCCATTCTCTGACGAGACGCATTCCTGGTTGAAGCGGCAAACTAATGGCCTTCCCGCGCGCAAGATAATCGAGCCGCCGATTTACCTCCCACGACAAATCTCCAAACCTAGATTTTTGCATTTCGAACGCGATTGCCAATCGCAATACAGTAGCACTCACCTTCGGTACGGGGTCACCATATGATGCCTGCCATTTCTTGCGCAGAGCAGGCAATGGCATCTCGGCTAGCAACTCTAGGTCAGAATATACTGCATAATCCGTTGCGCTCTCTCGTCCATGATTTTCAATCGGTCTCTTTTTCATAGACAAGGCGATCGCTCGCCCCGCCTCACAAGTCGAGTGCAAAAAGACTTTTCAAACAAAATAAGAAAATATTTCCATATCGCGCGGAATCTGTGAGAATATTTAATCACAATTCTCGTCTATACATATCTTGTCGCTGGACTTGATTCAGCATTCGAGCATTCATTATGGAATGAAACGCGAACCACATATCGAATGCGCTCCGGCACGCGGGTTGCTCAACCTCGCGCTGATCGCCGCTGAAGATGCCGCAACGATTGCGGCGTTTCCGCCAGACAACGAAGCTGGCCCCGACGTCTCCCAACTAATTGAGCTGGGGTATCGGATAGCAATTCTCGGTGAAGCCATTGAATCCATACGCTCGTTAAGGCGTTAGCAACGCGCGCGATTGAACAAGAATTACGGTTGACGGGTTCAGTCCAACAACCGTCCAGCCGGAATGCCGAAAGGCTTGGCGAGCTTCTCAATCACCGTAGCGGTCGGATTGCGCCGACCACGCTCAATGTCGCTGACATAGGTACGATGAATGTCCGCCCGATCGGCATAATCCTCTTGGCTCCAGCCCTTCCCCTCCCGCAGGCTGCGCACATTCCGGCCGAGGCGAACGCGTATATCCACGGCCCGATAAAGAGACGGATGTGACTGATTGATCTACAGACGATCAGTCACATTGCAGTTGACATCATGGTTACAGGAAGCATCAGGGAAACGTCACTTATCGTCGACACTGATGATCCAACGGAGGGACACGAACGAAAAATGAAGAAAAATGAGCGCAATTGCCCCCAGTGCCGGAGCACCATCTCAAAGTCGGCTCATCTCTGCAAATATTGCGGCAAACGTTTCGACGATGGTGAAATTGTGGAACAACCGTCCCAGCGACCTGAATCAGACGAAACGGGTCCGATTTCAGCGCTGGGATGCTTCGGACTCCTCATCGGTGGCGTGATGCTCTTCAATCACTTAACCTCCGGCGAAGGCCGCACAGCGAACAGTTCTTCGACAACCGAAGCAACACAGCCCTATGCTGACCGAGGAAAGCAAGAAGCCTGGATCGCAGCGGCGCAGATCTCGGTCAAGAAGCGGCTGAAAGACCCCAGCAGCGCAGAGTTCCGGAACGTGCATTTCTACTCGGGCGGAAAAGCTGCAGTCGCGTGCGGCGAGGTAAACGCCAAGAACAGCTTTGGAGGATATTCCGGCTATGAACGGTTCGTGGCTGCGGGCTCGACCAATCTGGTCTTCCTCGAGTCCGATCTCGGGTCAAAGGCAGAAATGACCGAGGTCTGGAAGGAAATGTGCATAAAGGCACCGACCGACCAAGCTTAGAATTATGATTTGCCGCGCTGGTCACCAAGGTCGATTTGCCATGCGGACTCTTCGGATAGGTCGATTGTTGCCGTTGCGGCTGGTCAGAAGCCAGCGCCAGATACGGAGCTGATAGGCTACGAACTGACTGAAGCTATCGACTTGGTCATCGTGACGCCCGGCAGGAAAAGCCTTGAGTTCGCTCCGGAAGGCCTCAAGCCAATGAGCTTCCGCGGGCAAGAGGAAATGCCCTGCCTCTACCTCACCCAGACAACCGACGAACCGCTCTTCCTTAGACGCGACCGGTTGGATCATTATAAGTCGGCGCTCGCTCGTGGCCCGCAGATCTTGATATAATGACAATCCGCTGGCCGCCCGTTCCATGATTACTGCATCCGATGCATATTTTTTCCAGAGGCGGAGCACGGCGCGCTTGAGATCGGGGTAGTCGAGGCGCTCACGAAAAACATCGAGCAAGTACCATTTGAAGGTTTTGCGGTGGAACCCCCAAGTCAGACAAACTGATGGATCGCTGCTTGGGTTGGCAGTCATTCCGGTGTCCCAGCTCTGAACGATCTTCAGGAACTCGTGGCGTTCGGGAATCTCATGATAGGTACCGAACCATTCAAGACGGATCAGGTTACCGCCTGGCGCAACCGGATTCTGCTGATACTGCGCCTCGAAAACCGCTGGCCCCAGGTTGCGCCGGAGGTCTGCAAGTATGGCCTTGGTCTCGCGCGTTGGATCCAGCACATCACCTATCTCGCGTCGGTGCATTCTTCCCTCACCGATCGGTATGACTTCTTCTCGCACTGCAATCGCCGGCAAATTCAGATGTGGATAGCCCTTCTCGAGCATGTAGGCAGGAAGATCATCTTCATGAAGTCGCTGCTGGATTGAAATGATTTGTCCATTGGCCTTGTCATTGAGGCGGCTCTGAAGCGTGCCGTCGAACCAAGCCCGCACATCTTCTCGCATGGTTTGGCTGCGCGCGTCGTCAGCCTTCATGCAGTCATCGACAATAATGAGATCGGCGCCAAACCCCGTAGCCGCACCACCGACGGAAACCGCCTTCCTACATCCACCGCACGTCGTTTCGAGTTCGAGGGCGCGATTGCCGCGATCGCTGATGCGAGTGTTCGGGAAATCGCGCTTATACCATTCGCTCTCCATGATCCGGCGCGTGTCGTTCGAGTGCTGACGCGCAAGATCTTGGCTGTAGCTCGCTACGATTATCTTGAATCCCGGATCATGGCCGAGCAGCCAGGCCACGAACGCAACCGACGCGGTTATGGATTTCAGGTGACGCGGTGGCACGGTGATTACCAGCCGCGTCTTTCGCCCTCGGCGAACTTCTTCAAGCTCGTGACACATGGCTTGGATGTACCACGCAGGGTGGAGCGGCGGGTCTCCCGGATGCAGCGTCTCATAGACTTTCATCAGGAAAAGAAGGAGTTTTGTTCGGCGCAGCGCCGAGAGCCTTGCCTGCTCCTTCGGGCCGATCCTCATGATTCTCGTCCCAGCTGGAGGCGAATATCTTCGCGGAACATCTCGAGAATCTCGATGTCGGTCTGGGAGAGGTCATCCCCGCTTCCTGTGCCTTGTTCCGCCATTGGAGCGTCGGGCACCGCAGGCCTGTAAAGATTGAGCAGCAATATTATTGCTCGGGCATTACCCTTCATTGCCAGCTCGACGGTCTTCTGGAGAACCGCCTCCATCTTGCTCATTCGCTTCTCGCCGTCCGGCGTTCGCACCCGAACCTTGGCCGTAAGCGTTTCGCGAGCGAGTGTGTTAATTCCTTTCGCGCCGCGAGGCCGGCCTTTGGGATTGCCCGATTGCCCGGGCTTATACTGACTAGCTTTTGGTGGTCGCTTATATCCCACCTCATAGTCGGGTGCTCTATAATCGGGTGCTCTCGACGTCGAAATTGGACGATGGCGCGGGGGCGGATTTACGGCAGATCGCTGGCCGTCATCAACTTTGCTCATGTTTCGTCTCCTAGGAGAATTTCTGTTCGCTCCATCCTGCAACGGAGCGGAGAGTGGTCAGTCTTGGCACCGTTCAGACGGCGCGACTGCGGGCAGGCGAGCTGCGGAAGCGTCCGCAAACGTTTCACCGGTATCAACAAGGATTGCTTGCTGACCGGAAGCTTCCTCCCAGCGCCGGATCGCCACATCGACGTAGCCTGGCTCCAGTTCGATTCCGTAGGCGCGGCGTTTTGTAAGTTCAGCGGCAAGGATGGTACTTCCTGACCCCATGAAACCGTCCAGAACTATCTCGCGGTGGTGGGTCACGTCTCGGATCGCATCAGCGATGAGAGCGACAGGCTTGACCGTGGGATGATCGGCGAGATCTTCGTCACGCGATCCCCCGAAGCTGTTGGCACCAGGATAATCCCACACATTAGTGCGGTAGCGGCCATGCTTACCGAGCTGCACATTGTTGGTATGAGCCGCCTTACCCTTGCGCGCTATCAGCACCAATTCGTGCTTCGAACGATAGAGCGACCCCATCCCGCCGTTGCTCTTGTTCCAGACGCAAAGATTGAGCGGCGTCAATCCATTAATCCGGACCGCTTCGAAGAGTTCAGAAAGATGACGCCAATCCATGAATAGGTCGAGGACGGCGCCGTCTTTGAGGTGCACGGCCGCGCACCTAAAGGCAGTCGTCAAGAAGGCTAAAAACTCCTCTGACGACATCTCCCCCGAAGCCTGCGCGAACTCGGCATGCTGATGCTTCCCCAGCCCGGACACATTGCCTTGGATGCGGACGTTGTATGGCGCATCGGTGAACAGCATTTGGGCCGTTTCGCCGGCCATAAGTCGATCCCAATTAGCTGCATCCAAGCTAGAGCCGCAAAGAAGACGATGGACGCCAAGACCCCACAGATCGCCGACACGACTGACCGGTTGTTTTGGAAGGCTGGGTATTACATCGACTGGATTGGATTCTGAGGTCGATTCATCGCGATGGTCCATCATGACATCGATCTCAGCCGTCTCCCAGCCAATCATCTCGACGTCCACATCGCCAATTTCGATAATTTCGGCGAGCTCAATCGCGAGAGTAGGCTCATCCCACGATGATAATTCTGCCAGACGATTGTCGGCGAGACGGTATGCCCGAACTTCCGACGCAGTCCATTTGTCAGCGACGAGAACGGGAATCTCAGCAAGGCCTAGCCGCGACGCGGCTTCAACCCGCGCTTGGCCCGCGATAATCGTTCCTTGACCATCGACCAAGACTGGCAACGCGAATCCAAACTGGTTTATCGAAGCCATAAGCTTCACGATTTGCTTCTCGGGGTGTTCACGCGGATTATTTGCGTACGGCTTCAGCGAGGCCGGTCGACGATATTCGATCGGGCCAAGCCTCTGATCGAAATTGACCAGCGACGGCGTCTGCGCCTGAGGCAATGTAGCGATGTAAGTCATGTCTGCTTCCTGGCTAGGCCAGCAAGAGCAGCAGGATGCGAAGTTGACGCCGAGCAGCTGGACAACAGACAACCTGCCCCGCTTGCGCGTGGCCGAATGAACGTTGCCTTTTTTCGTGCTGCGCTCGGGACCCAGCCCAAACATTCTGCGTCAAAAAAGACGCCGGAACCATACATCGCGGGGATATGGAATCAATCATTTTTGGAAATTACGGCGAGAAATTTTGCGCTGATCTGCGGACGAATGAGGAGGAATTCGCTGCTGTGGCGACGCAAATTCCCTGTTTTTAAATTAGGGAATTCTGTTGCTAAAGTGTCGGATTTCGAACGCTTCTGACACTCTCCCACGCAGCCGAAAGGCGGGCTACCGGCGGTCTTCGCTGTTAATTCCCGAGGATCAGGGAATATTGAGCAGAGAGCGGTTCGCGTCTGACTACCTGCACCGCCATCAGGACTTGAA